ATTTTGGGAGTATATCATGCTGTAAAAACCAATACCGAAAAAAGTATTGAGCCTATCCATGAGTTGAATGTTGCTATCGCCAAATTAGCGTCTGCTGTAGAAAATATGAATAAGGCGCTTGACAAAATCGATCAGCGAGTAACAAAGCATGGTGGTGAAATTGAAAAGTGCTATAGAGAACTGGAAGAATTGAAATCGCGGCTAGGAAAGATTGAAATTAAAGTAGATTTATTACACAAGGAGGACAAATAACATGAAAATTATGATTTTATGCGGACATGGCAAGGATGGAAATAGTTATGATCCGGGTGCGATTGGATGTGGATATACAGAAGCAACGGAAACGATTAAATACGGTAATTTGATTGCTAAGTATCTGCGCCGGTATGCAAGCGTGGATGTATATGAGGGCAACATGTATCATTATCTCTTTGAATCCGGTCATACATACGACTTCACCAAATATGACTATGTGCTGGAGTGTCATTTAAACGCAGCCGCAAACCCAGCAGGGCATGGTACGGAGATCTTCGTCACCACCTATGAAAAAGAAATCACAGTAGAACAGGCGATCATGAAACGCTTATCCAAATATTTCACATTGCGTGACAATGATGCTGTAATGGATGGTGTAAAGCGTTATAACTGGGGTGTGATTCATGCGATCAAGACACAGGATAAGGTATCCAGCGCATTATTAGAACTATGTTTCATCACCAATCAAGCAGATATGGATACATACGCGCAACATCTTGAAGCGATCTGCCAAGATATCGCTCAAGGTATTGCCGAGGGATTCCAGTTATCGCAGAAGGATCCAGTGAAAGTACCTGACAATGCGCCTGAATCTAAACCTGTCACAGATACGAAGAAAAGCATTGAGCAGATTGCACGTGAGGTAATGAATGGTGCATGGGGGAATGGTTCTGATAGGACAAACAGGCTTATGGCTGCGGGTTATGACTATCAGGCAGTACAGGCTAAGGTAAATGAGTTATACGGAATACCAAGCGTATCTAAGCCTGTCACACCAACAAAGAAAACAAGCGCACAGATCGCATTAGAGATCTATAATGGTACTTGTTCAGATTCACGCTGGAGCGATTGGGGGAATGGTGGAACAAGAGTAAGTCGCTTGCAGCAAGCGGGATACGATCCGGTATCAGTACAAGCCGAAGTAAACAAGCTGTTTTAAAATAATTATCCCATCTCTCTTCATTGAGGGGTGGGATTTTTTTGTTGAAATAAAATGGTTTAGTGATACAATTATGATGCAGAGAATCAAGGGGGTTAATTGTTATGGAAAACGAACAATTACGTAGTGAACTGAAAGAGATTTTTAAAAGGCTTAAAACTAAACCTATTTTATTTGTTGGTTCTGGGCTTTCAAGACGATATTTAAATTTGCCTGATTGGCAGTCTCTTTTGACAATTTACGCACGCAAGATAATAAAAGATAGGTTTCCTTACAGGGTGTATGAAAGAAAGGCAGAAAAGGAGTTGCAAAAACTGCATTTGGATTCAACGGAGAAACTTCCAATTATAGCTTCTCTTATTAAAATAGATTATGAAGATCGATTTTTTGGTGAGGATGATTTTGAGAATAATTTAAAAGTAAAATATGAAAACGATATTCAAAAAGGTTGCTCTCCCTTTAAAATTAGTTTATCGGATTATTTTTCCCTTTCTAATGCGAATACTGATGCTTTTTTAAAGGAGAAAGATGGTTTTTCAAAATTGGTTAATAAAGTATCGAATATAATTACAACAAATTATGATACTTTTTTAGAGACCCAATTTACTACTTATAATATTTTCATAGGTCAAAAGGATTTGTTAAATAAGAAGATGCATAGAATTGGGAATATATTTAAAATACACGGTTCATCTGTTGATTCTGATAGCCTTGTGATCACAAAAGAAGACTATGATTTGTTTAGAGAAAATCAAAAGTTTTTGACAGCAAAATTGCTAACATTTTTTATAGAATACCCTACTATATTCATAGGGTATGGAATTAATGATAATAATATAATATCGATATTTAAGGATATAAAAGCCTGTATGACTCCGGAAAGTGAAGCGGAATTATCGAAAAAATTGTTGTTTATTGAATATACTGAAAATGAAGAAAAGCAAGATATTATTAACATAGAAATTGCGGGTTTACGTATGACAAAAGTTGTTTTAAAAGATTATAACATATTATATGATGCATTCAACGAAATAGTAGAAGCAATAGATGTAGGATATTTAAAGACATTAGAAGATAAAATTGTTCAACTTATTCAGACTACAGATAAAAAAGTAAATCGTGTATATGCAGATAGTTTGGAGAACCATGATTTTTCTGCAGACGAATTAGCAGTTTTGGTAGGCCATTCATCATCGGTTTTTAATTATGGATACGAGAGTATCAATCTTTTAAATATATGTGAAGATATATTATTTTATCAAAAAAATTATGATGCAAATGGGATTATCGAGAAAAGCATTCTTTCGCAAAAATCAAGGTTTTCGCATAGTAAGTTGCCGCTTTACAAATATTTGAGTAAATATACAGGAATATTGGATCCTTTTTATGCTAATAAAATAATCAATAATATTGATGATATTTATAATAAATCAGACCGTAACACAAACCTATATAAGAATCCGGAAAATGCTATATCAAGTTTAATAAGAGAAGACTTGAATAGGTCTGTTTATAATGTCTATTTATGTCTTAAAGCATTAGATATCAATGATGTAAAAGCATATGTTATTAGTATTTGGGATAAAAGATTGGGACTTAAAAGTACAACGTATCTAACAAAGATAGTATGTGTAATTGATCTTTACGAAAATAAAAAAGAATGAATATTTAGGCGTTCTTCACGATTGAAGGTATATTCCTAGCATATTCATTCTTTTTACGATAAAGCAATCAACACTGGGATATCTACAGCAAAGTGGATATCTGTTATTATTATATGCGGTTCTAAAGAATATTGCAATAGCTTAAGAGAAATATGGCATATCAAATTTAAACAGAACGCCTACCCCTCATCACGAGAGGTAGGCATTTTTTGCGTTTTCGATCGTTTCAATCATAGCTTTTCTTATTACTTCCGATTGGCTGATGCCTAAAGTGGTACAAGCTTCCTTAAAGGAATTAACAAAATCTGCCTTATATTGTGCCTTGACCTGTTTCATGTTATGCTTAGACCATTCCTGTATATACTTAGATTGGTTGAACGTAGCTTCTTTTTTAGGCATTTGTATTCACCTTTCTAATCAGGTATATATTATAGGTGGATAGTAACGCAGCACCAATAGCAAGTACACCAATGATGGGATAGTCGGTTTTGATGGCTGTTATTAGATTGATCGAAACAATAACAAACATAATTGCTTTTATTCTTTGCATATTCAACATCCTTTCTGTTATAATAATGGAAAGAAGAGGGAAGAATTACTTCTTCCGCTTCTTCTTAGGACTGGCTTTGATTGTTTTGTAACCAACAATGGCGCTTGCGAGGCTGATGATTGTGGTTGCCAATTCAATCAAGGCTTTTAATATGTCCGCTTCTTTGTTATCCATATCTTACCTCCTTTACGTATATATTATAACATATGTGTACCTGTATGTAAAGAGGAAATCGGAATTTTTTGACTTTTAATTATGCTAAACAAATATACATGGCATAAATTTTGGCATAAATTAAATGGAAAAATAGGAAAAATATATGTCAAGTGGTGTCAAAAAGTACTAAAAAACACTTATTATAAATAAAAATTAAAATCCTGTCATCCGCACCAATGAATAATAAACCCCTTAATAAAGGGGTTTTTAATTTGCGTGGCATAATTTTGGCATAAAACTAGTGCTTTTTTTTTATTGGTTTTTATGGCATAATAATTATGAGGTGATATTATGGCACAGCAAAAGGACACTAAGACGGGCAAGTGGATGTATTATGGATCATATGTGGATGTGAATGGAAAACGGAAGCAATACAAAAAGCGTGGCTTTGATTCCAAGAAGGAGGCGAGAAAAGCGGAAGATGATTTCAGGGAAAAGGTTGGGAATCCTATGAATTCCATGACGTTCCAAGAGTTAACTCAGCAATATTTGAACTTCGCAAAGAAAAGAGTAAAAGAAGCAACGATCAAAAGCGATGAATACACTTTGAATGTAGTGAATAAACAGATAGGAGCGATTTTGATTTGCGACTTAAATAAACAAAAACTTCAAAAATATATTGATGAACTAGATCGTAAGTTTTCTAAGAATTATGTTGAAAAGATTTTTTATTGTGTGAATAAGGTGTTAAAGTATGGCTTGGAAAATGAGTTATTGCCCAATAATCCTCTCGTCTCTGTGAAGACGGATGCCCGCAAGAATGAGATCATAAAAGAAATGCTTTTTTGGGAACTTGAAGAATTTGAAAAATTTATAATTGCCGTAGATAGCCCTATGTATAAATGTATATTTATGACTTTGTATTATATGGGGATGCGCAGGGGAGAGATGATGGCACTTACATGGAAGCATATCGATCTTATAAATAAAACTATAAGAATCGAGAGGACTGACAGTGGTTCAAAAAAAGGTTCAACATCTCCAAAAACTAAAAATAGCTATCGTACCATCACGATGCCTGATGTATTGGTAGAAGAAATGAAGGAATGGAGACACAGGACAGAAGCATTTATAGGATTTAAACGTGATGGCTATGTTTTTGGGAACGACAGACCGATAGCACCAGAAACATTGCGACGAATGTTTAAACAATACATAAGCAAGGCGAATGAAAATTTATCAGATGATGATAAAATACCGGTAATCAGAATCCACGATTTACGCCATTCTCATGCGTCTTATTTGATCAACAATATGTCAGCAGGGTTTACCGATTTTGATATTGCCAAGAGACTGGGAGACACCGTGGCAACGCTCCACAGCACTTATGCCCATTGGTTCAAAGCTGCGGATAAAGGTATCATTGATTTTATGAACCAAGCAAAGTAAAAAGGACCCTATGTGGATCCTTTTTTCTGTCGTATTCTTACACTTCAGATAAGTGTCTATGATTTGATTAATCTTTTCCTTTTCATCGTCATTCAATTTGCGGAACTTTTCGAGATGATCTAATTCAATAACGGTTATATCAATAGTTGGCATAGTTTCACTTCCTTTATTGTGTTTATTCTTTGTTTAGGTCACGTATAGATAAGCCAATTTCATTTAAGGTTTTTTCAATACCTTCTTTTAAGGCTTGCAATTCAGTTATTTCTTCATTAGTACAAGTCGTGCTATTATACGCATCCATTTTGCTATAATCATATTTGCATGTTCCTATAGCTCCCTTATCTTCATTCCAATAATAAACTGATGTCAGTTCGCCAGCGATATTAAAGTCTACAAATTTTGATTCTAAATCAAAACGCATTGAATATTCTAGGTTAGGGCCCCAAGTATATTTATATACATCACCATCAGCGAATTCTTCGTATCCTGCCTCTTTAAATTTTGCTGCAAGGGCATTTTTACTCATTCCCTTATAAATATCACTCCAAGAATTAGGCGTTTCTTCGCTATCCATGTTCTTTTTGTTATCATCCCTATAGTTGTATACATCATTATTTAATATACTTGCAAACTTATCTATATCCTCTTTTTCGTACTTCTTACTTAATCTTACAAGTACATTATTTAGCAATATTTGATTGCCATAATTATCTTGATCTTTATTTTGAATAAGGGTGTCGGCTCTTTCTTTTGCCTCATCATTACTTTTAAAGACTTCTATTGATCCACACACCGGTTCTTTTGGATCGTAATCTGTCATTAGGGATTTATCGTTAAAATTTATTTTTCCTATATACTTTCTAATTAAATTCGGATCATTAGTATTATCATAGTTTATAAAGTAATCAATGTCTATTCCACCGTTTTTAAGTTGGTTTAAAACGTCTTCTGCCGCTTTACCTCCATCCTCTGTGAAAGAATTGGTGGAAGGCTCCGTATCCGAACCTTTTTTTTCATCAGCTGAATTGCAAGCTGTTATCCCCAGTATAAGCATTCCACATAAGAGTACCAATTTAAAATTCTTCATAATTCATACCTCCCAATATATTAATACTATACCATGGCATAATAAATATTTCCAATAATTACCAGTAGATTTTTTAAAAAATTGCATGTAATATATAAATAACAAACATTTAATTCTTACTATTCGGGGAGACCATAGGAGTAAGATATATGATCATAATAAAAACATGGCAAGCCCGGAGAGAACGAAGTATAACATTAGTTAAATTAGCAGAAATGACGGGTATAAGTAAGACCACACTCAATGATATTGAAAACGGGAAAATATCCCCCAACCTGAATCAGCTTGAAAAGATTGCTGTTGCACTGAACGCTTCAATGTCCGACTTATACGAATCTGTCTGCGAATCGTGAACAAGTGTCTTTGTATTTCTGTGATCACGGAAATCGTACCCTAAAGTATTGATTTTTACAAAAGCTAATGTATAATGACATCAAGAAAGGGAGATAGGGAAGAAATATGAGAGAAGAATATTTAAATTTAATTCGTCGTATGCTCGATTCTTTAAGCGAAAACGAAATTGAGGTAATATATGATTTCATTTATCGATTATTTATTGAAGCATAAAAAAACGGAGATCAATTTTCTCCGTTTTTTATATTCTCTGCTATTGATAATAAAAAATCCTTCAATGACTGTTTTTGTTCAGGTTTCATAATGGAGTATGCCTTCATAATGCTCATTCCAAATTCATCAATATTACATTCTTTTGCAAGTCTATCAATAAGTGCATCAGGAAAGCTTTTAAACATTTCTCCTCTTCCTTCTGTAAGCCAGAAATAATCGGCGTTAAAAGTTTTGCATATAAGTTTGGTCATTTGTTCGGTTAAATTTATAAGACCAGACTCTATTCGACTTACAGATGATTTAGTGATCCCTAATTCATCACCGAATTGCTCTTGACTTAAATTAAGCGCTTTTCGTAACTCTTTAACTCTTGTGTTAGACATATCTGCTCTCCTTTCGCTTTAGATTATATCTCAAAAAATTGCATAATGCAACAAAAAAGTATTGACAAAGTTGCGTAAGACAATTAAAATATATGCGTAAAGCAACAAAGGAGGTGACAGCATGACTGACAAGCAATTAAGCGGCGCTATGAGCGAGCAACAAGAAATTGCAGATATCCTAAGCTTTTTAAAAAGCAAAGGATATGAATTTACAGAAAGAGAAAAGGGGCGAATTGAACAAATGCTTATCGATGGGAAAGTTGCTCAAAATGCATCAGCAGTGACGTAGGAAGGAGCATCACATGAGAAAAAGCAAGGCACTGATGAGGTTATACGTGATTAGCGAAGAACCAATATACAGGAAAAACGGTAATCTTATCTTTAGACAAAGATTTTCTAACACACCTATTTATGTATCGCTGTTGTCATTGGTAGCAAGCCTTATTACATTGTTTGCAGTAATGCGATAATACTTACAATTAAGGCTAAAATCGAAATGACAATAGGGATCCAAGGCAAAACGAAAGGAGGTGATTGTATGGAGTGGAAGCCATATATCGGTTACAAGGAGATCATGGCATGCGGGGTTAGTAAAGGTAGTGCCTACATGATTATCGATAAGGTAATGCAAATGACCGTACAGGAAGATGGAGAATCTATTCCATGGAAAGACACCTATGAGGCTCGTATGATCAATGGGAAAACAAAGAAAAGGATCCCCACTGATCTCCTACTCAAGAAACTCCCGCATTGTAAAAAGTATTTTACAAAGTCAAAAGAAAAGACACAGGCTTGATTTAGGAGAAACCCTGTGTCTCCACAATGTAGACCCCTTACAGTAGGGTATCTATATTGTACAGGTTTTAGCAGCAAAAAGCAAGAGATGGAGGAAACAACATAGAAATAGGAAGAATGCTAATGTCAGGAGATGACAAAGCGACAAGTGATAAGAGTACATTCAATGCTTGGGAAGAAAAGCAAATAACCGATGAAATGGAGAAAAGATATGAGCAATAAACAATGGCTATGCGTGCTTGGAATGATGCTTGTGTTTTGGATTGGATCAGCCGCTGTGCGTGACTATGGTGTGCAGAGCGAATATGACGAACTTAACGCCAAGTACAAAGTAGTATCAGAGGAAAACAGCGACTTGCAGAAAAAGGTGTTTAAGCGAGACCTGCAAATATTCAAGCTGGAGGCTGAGATAGTCAATCTTGAGGCTCAAATACCCAAATGAAGGTCACTAGGCACCTTCACAATAACCGCATACGGTATCGATTGCCAAGGATGTACCGGAATAACCAAAAGCGGTACTGTGCCGGTGATTGGTCAGACCATTGCGGTGGATCCTGATGTGATCCCATTAGGCAGCACAATCATGATTGACGGCAAGGAGTATATCGCCGAGGACACAGGAGTGATTGGCAACGTGATTGATCTGTATGTGGGTACGGAAGCGGAATCAGAAATATTTGGGGTGAGGGAAATGGAAGTTTATATTTTGGAGGAAAAACAATGAAAAAGGAAGAGTTTTGGAATCAATTTAATGCAAGCAAGTTGGCAATTATTTTTGAAACAAGAGAACAGTATGATGCCTTTATGGAAATGTGTGAAAATCAAGGATTGATATGGTCAAGCGGTAGTAAACCGAAAGAACTTAATTTTTGGGATGCTTGGGATGATAAACGACACAGATGCATTCTTTTTAAAGGAGGCCTATGCTGGGGTACTGCAGATAATTGTCAAGCAAATTTAAAGATTGTCAAATACAGCGAAGTATTTGGTGATTCAATGAATAAAAGGGTAAATGAAGAAAAACCGAATTTAACCGATCTGGACAAAGAAGCATTAAAAAGGGTCTTTCCTGAGTTTAAATGGATTGCATGCGATGAAAATGGTGTCGTGTATGCGCACGTTCATAAGCCATTAAGGGATGAAGGACTTGGTGTATGGTATGGGCGCGAAGATGCCTCCTTGTTCCTCATCAATAAGGAAATCGTGCGAAAGTTGTTTCAATGGTGCAACTGGGAGGATGAAGAACCATGGTATATCCCGGATCTGCTTGGCTAAACCCACAGCCACCATATGGAAGCCCTGACTATGACGGAGAGAGTGAACATGTAGAGGTGGATTGGGAGGAAATAGAAGTCGAGAGGGTGGATAGATGGAGAGAGGAGCAATTTGGTAAGTGAAAAAGAATGTAATCAAGCATAAACTTCCAACCACTCACGAAGAATGGTTAGAAGGAAGATTAAAGGGTATTGGCGGAAGTGATGCCGGCGCAATCTTAGGATTGAATGAATACAAATCTGCTTATACCCTTTGGTGCGAGAAAACAGGGCGCATTTCCAATAATATCGATAATGAAGCGATGCGCCTAGGCAGAGATTTAGAAGATTATGTAGCGAAAAGATTTGAAGAAGCCACAGGCAAAAAGGTAAGAAGAAGCGGCTTCAGTTATCAATCAAAAGAATATCCGTTCATGTTGGCGAATGTCGATCGTTTGATCGTAGGCGAAGATGCGGGACTGGAATGTAAAACAGCGAATATGCTAACAAAGACAAAATATGATAAAGGAGATATACCGGCGAATTATTACGCACAGTGTATGCATTACATGGCTGTTACAGGTTTGTCTAAGTGGTACATAGCTATTTTGGTGATGAATAAAGGTTTTTACTTCTTTGAGGTGTTAAGAGACGATGAAGAAATAAACACTCTTATAAGTGAGGAAAGAGCGTTTTGGGAGTATGTTGAAACGGATATAGAGCCTTATATTGATGGCTCTGCTTCCACTGCCGATAGCATTTATAAACTTCATCCATCTTCAAAGGATGAAACAGTTGACATCTTTGGTCATGAAAGCGAATTGAAGCGATATCTTTTCATTAAAGAGCAAATAAAAAAACTGGAGAACGAAAAGAAAGAATATGAAAATCAATTCAAGCATGAGTTAGGAGATGCCACGTATGGCTTTATTTCCAACTATATCATTAACTGGAAAGAACAAACAAAGAATAGTGTTGATGTAAAAAAACTACAAACTGATCACCCGAAGGTTTATGAAGATTGCTTGAAAAAGACAAGTTACAGAAAATTTGAAATCAAGGAGGCAAAATAAAATGACAACAACCAATCAGCAGGGAGCGATTGCTAAAAGCACAACCAACAAAGTGGCAAAGGGTAATAAAAACGCAACTATCAAGGATTATATTGCGCAAATGCAGGGCGAAATAGAAAAGGCTTTGCCAAAGGTTATGACACCTGAACGGTTTACACGCATCGCATTATCGGCGGTATCAAATAATCCTCAACTCGGGGAATGTACCCCTAGATCGTTTTTGGCATCTATGATGAATGCTGCACAACTTGGGTTAGAACCTAATACGCCACTGGGGCAAGCGTATTTGATACCGTTTAAAAACAAAGGTGTTATGGAATGCCAATTCCAAATTGGATATAAAGGATTGATTGATTTAGCATACCGAAGCGGTGATGTTAAAACAATCATGGCACAGACTGTGTATGAAAATGATGAATTTGATTTTGAATTTGGTTTAGAGCCTAGACTAAAACATGTTCCTGCTAAAAGGGACAGAGGTGAGCCTATATGGTTCTATGCTGTTTTCAAACTTGTAAACGGCGGTGAAGGCTTTGAAGTAATGAGCATTGATGATGTTAGAAAACACGCTCGCAAGTATTCGCAATCATACAATTCTTCTTTTTCACCTTGGAAGAATAATTTTGAGGAAATGGCTAAGAAAACAGTGATTAAAAAAGTGCTTAAATATGCACCGCTTAAAACCGATTTCTTAAGAGCAGTCGCAGAAGATGAAACGGTAAAGCATGATATCGACTTCGATATGAGCCAAGTGCCAAACGATTATGTAGAGGCGGAATATGAAGAAACATATGAAAACTTAGACACAGAGAATTCGCAACCGCAAGAAGCACAACAATAAGATTAGGAGGGAAAACAAATGTTTTACATCAATTCAAAGGAATTGAGAGAAAAAGGAAGTGTCGCATTGTTGCAGGATGGTGTGGTGCTAAAGGCAATCGATAACGAGATTATCAAAGTGTTGGATGATATCGAGAATCCAAACACAGAACCGAAGGCAAAGCGGAAGATCACACCGCAATTTATCATCACCACTTCGCCTAGCAGACAATCGATCTCGCTTGAGGTTCAGGTCAAGACAGATCTTGCGCCAAAATCGGTACTTAATATGCGCCTTGCTTTGGAGCGTGCTATCGATGATAACGGTCATTTGCTATCTTATCAGCTGCGGGAAGAATCTGAGGAAGCCGAAGGACAGCAGACGATCGATGATGGAGAGGTACACAGGGATGTGATTTCTCTGCCATACACAGAAAGAGCGATTGACGCTGAATTTAACGAAAAAGGCGACGAGGAAACCGCACAGGAAACGAAAAGCGATGGTGCGGCAAATACATCGGATGATGAAGAAACGCCGTCAGAGGCGCTGGAAAGTGCCGATATGGAAATGCCGTTGTTTGATGATGGTGATCTCACAGAATATACACCGGATCCTGATTATGATGATATGGTCGGTCAATTTGTAGAACCGCATTTCAGCGAAGGCAGCCAAGATGTATTTTAGGTTCACAGTACCGGGAAAACCAATGGGAAAACAACGCCCAAAAGCCACCATGAGAGGACGTCATGCGGGCGTGTATACGCCGAAAGAAACGACCAACTATGAGAATCTTGTGGTAGCAATGTTCAAACAGGCATATCCCAATGCTAAACCATTAGAGGGAGAGGTAAGAGGCTATATAAGAGCCTTTTACCCCATTCCTCAATCTATTTCAAAGAAGCGAAAAGAACAGATGAAAAGCGGCGAGATAAGACCGCAAGTAAAGCCGGATTTAGATAACGTGGAGAAAATCATATATGATGCGCTGAATGGCATCGCATATACAGACGATAGCCATATAACACAAATGATGATCGCAAAGCACTATGGGGATGTTCCAAGGGTGGAAGTGTTGATTGAGGAGGTGGTATAAATGGCAAGACCGCCAAAGAAAGGTTTAGATTACTTTGCTTTGGACTGCCGTTTAGATACCAAAATGAGGATTGTAATAGCGTTATTCGGTTTGCCCGGATTTGCGATTGTAGTAATGCTGTGGCAACGTATATACGGAGAAGAAGGCTATTACATTGAATGGGGAGAGGATTACGGAAGGTTATTTGCCTTGGAAAACAATACTGACTATGATCTTGTTTCCAAGGTAATAGATGAATGCTTAAAAAGAGGTATATTCGATCAAGAGAAGTTTGAACAACATTCCATTTTGACATCAAAAGGCATACAAGAGCGTTACCTGATGATGACAGAAAAGCGGACTGGAATAAATATTCTTGATGACTATGCTCTTTTGAGTGAACCTTCGAAAATCGTTTCCGCAGAGAAAACGGGGGTTTCTTCCCCGAAAACTGGGGTTTCTGACGGTAGAAAGTACACAAAAGAAAGTAAAAGAAATAAAAGAAAAGAAAATCAAATTAAATCAAATGAAAGGAAAGGATCCTCCACCGGCGGAAAGGATGAACCTAACTGGTATTATTCAGAGGTTCAAAAGCAAGACCAAGCAGAGCAGGAACAGAAAGGATTATTTGATTGCAGTTTGATTGAATTGTTTGAACAAGAGTTTGCAAGAACAATCAGCTCTATCGAATGTCAGCGATTGGCAGACTGGTCAGAGAAATACGGTGATACCCTTGTACGCTATGCGTTAAGGGAGGCACTTATGTACCAAACCAAGAACTTTGATTATATCGATCGCATATTGCTTGCATGGGAACAAAAAGGTATGACCGCCGAGATGTACGAGGACGGAGAGCGATAGCCTATGAAGAAAGACTGGAAAGCGATGCAGGATCGCTCCGTATGGGAAAACAGTGTAAAGCCATTGTTAGGCTTTGCCGTAGGAACGAAGGAAAACATCGAAAGGCTGTTAAGCATATCAGTAAGTAAAATGCGACTGAATCAAGTTTCAAGTATGCTTGATACATTGATGTGGCTGTTAGTAGAGTTGGGAATGGAATTACAAAAGAGCGACAAAGCGGATGAGGTAATGGAACTGATCCGACAAATGAATGAGGAGAGGATGAACGAGGAATGAAGGTGTTACATCAAAGCATTACAGATCATTTTGCACTGTATCATGGCGATTCATGTGAAGTGATGCAAGGATTAAAAGACAATTCGATGGGCTACTCAGTTTTCAGTCCACCGTTTGAAGATTTATATACGTACAGCGATAGCCCAAGAGACTTAGGAAATTGCCGTAGTACAGAAGAATTTTATCAACAATTTACATTCATTGTTAAAGAGCTGTATCGCATCATAATGCCGGGGAGATTGGTAAGTATTCACTGTATGGACCTGCCAACATCTAAAAACCATGATGGATTTATTGGTTTAAGGGATTTCCCCGGAATACTGATAAAGCTATTCCAAGAATGTGGATTCATTTACCATAGCAGGGTGACAATATGGAAAGATCCAGTTGTGGCAATGCAAAGAACGAAGGCATTAGGGTTGTTACATAAGCAGATCAAGAAAGACAGTGCAATGTGCAGACAGGGCATAGCGGATTATATCATTACGATGCGAAAGCCCGGTGATAATCCTAGTCCGATCACACACACCAATGAGACCTTTCCAGTGGAGATGTGGCAACGATATGCATCCCCTGTATGGATGGATATCCAACAAAGCAACACGCTGAATCGAACATCAGCACGTGATGAGAGGGATGAAAAACACATATGCCCTTTACAGCTTGATGTAATAGAGAGATGTGTTGAACTATGGTCAGCAAAAGGTGATACAGTGTTTACACCATTCCTTGGAATCGGAAGCGAAGCATATCAATCATTGAAAATGCACCGTAGGGCAGTAGGCATTGAATTAAAAGAAAGCTATTACAAGCAAGCAGTGAAAAACTGCGAATTGGCAATAACAAGTAAAGAGCAGATTGATCTTTTTGAGGGATTATTATGACATACGAGGAATTTTTGAAATCAAAGGAGTATCAAATACAGTCAACGGGATTTGAGGCAGATCAGTTAAACGAGAATCTATTTGATTATCAGTATGACATCGCTAAGTGGGCCTTGAGAATTGGTAAGGCTGCGTTGTTTGAGGATACAGGCTTAGGCAAAACGATTCAGCAGCTTTCATGGGCAGACGCAGTGGCAAAGCATACAGGTGGATGTGTATTGATCCTTGCTCCGCTGGCAGTATCAAAACAGACAGCGCAGGAAGCGGATAAGTTTGGTATCAAATGCAATCTTGCAGAAAGTCAGGCGGATATCAAGAAAGGCATCAACATCACCAATTATGAGAAGATACACAAATTTGATACAGATTGCTTTGATGGGGTTGTATTGGATGAAAGCAGTATCTTGAAATCATATTCCGGTAAGACAACAAAAGAGTTGCAAGAGCGCTTTGCATATACGCCTTATAAGCTGTGCTGCACAGCGACACCAAGCCCTAATGATTATACAGAGATTGGAACGACTGCTGAATTTCTAGGAGTAATGCCAAGGACTGAAATGTTATCAACATTTTTCATCAATGACTGTATCAAGAAAAACGGTAAAAACGAGCGTATTGGATGGCGATTGAAAAGGCATGCAGAAAAAGAATTCTTCCGGTGGATGTCAACATGGGCAATGATGATCAAAACACCATCGGATCTAGGCTATGATGGAAGCAAATTCATATTGCCTAGGTTAAACATCGTAACGGAGATCATCGAAAGTGAGGCAGAAACAGGTAGCTTATTTGTGGAATATGCCGATACCTTATCAGAACGCAGAGAGGCACGGAAGCAAAGCCTTGATGAAAGGGTGAGCAAAGCTGCACAGATAGCATCAACAAGCGACCAATGCCTGATATGGTGCGATTTCAACGATGAATCAGCTGCGTTAAAAAAAGCAATTCAAGGATCTGTTGAGGTGAAAGGCAGTGATACGCCGGAACATAAAGAAAAGGCGATGATCGGATTTGGAAAAGGTGAAGTTAAGTATCTTGTATCTAAGCCATCAATATGTGGATTCGGGATGAACTGGCAGAATTGCCACGACATGATATTCTGCGGGTTGTCAGACAGTTATGAACAGTTTTATCAAGCGATCCGGCGCTGTTATCGTTTTGGGCAAAAGCAAGAGGTCAATGTTCATATTATCATTTCTGAAAAGGGAATGAATGTGTTAAACAACATCAAACGGAAACAGGCAGATCATGAGCGCATGAGTGAAGAGATGGTACAGATCATGAGTGAGAATGCGATAGCAGAATTGCATCACTATGAGCGAAAGCAGACAAATTACTTGCCCGATCAAGATATGCAGGTACCAGCATGGCTCCCGTTTTGAGAAGAGGGATTATGACTCAAGCAGACATCTTCGGCTTTCTTCATCCACCGTACAGGATCACAAAGCCTATCCGCTTGATAGAACTGTTTGCCGGTGTAGGAACACAGGCAATGGCTCTAAGGGATCTAGGCGCAGACTTCACACACCACAGAGTGATCGAGATGGATCCGTTTGCGGTGAAGTCATACAATGCGATCCATGGTACGAATTTCAAACCAATGGACATAGCAACGGTAGCAGCTGCCGATCTTGCCATTTTTGACAAGAAACAATATGAATACATTATGACTTATAGCTTTCCTTGCCAAGATTTATCAAAAGCTGGCAAACAAGCAGGTAATGGCATTGTCAAGCAGGTGCTTATGGCGATATTCGAGGAGATGATACGATGAATCAAAAATGTAGATATTGTGCTAATTGCATTGTCGGCGATGCAGTGTATTGCGAAGCGAAAAGAAGGACAATGAGCGAGCAATCAGCGAAAAGGGCGAACAAATGTAAATCGTTTGAGTTTAATCGCATGGATGCATTTGGTGATGTGGATTATCAAGAGCCTAAAACCAAGGTCAAGGCGAAAACTGAATATGAGCAATTAGAAATGTTGTGAAAGGAGAAAAGCAATGAAGATACATGAAAAGAAGATTGATCCAAAATGGTTTGAATTGCGAATGCAAGGACTGAAAGACTGGGAAATTAGGATAAACGACTGTGACTATCAGGCGGGCGATTATCTAATACTTGATGAGTATGGTGATTATTATACAGGGCGATATATGGTCGTAATGATAACGTATGTTACTAAGAATGCGCCTTATCTCCCTGCTGATGTGGTTGTGCTGTCTACAAGAGATACAGTTCCAGTAGAGCGAGAAAGAATACTTGAAGAAATGGCAAGGAGGGAAATATAAATGATCAACAATGTAGTATTGACGGGCAGGGTCATAGAATTGCCAAAGATGCGTGAAACACCGACCGGGATAAAATATGCCAATATCCTGTTGGAAGTTGTCCGCCCATTTAAAAATGAAGATGGCATTTACGACAGCGACAAAGTTTCTGTCATTTTAGGTGAGAATTATACGGAGAAAGTAAATGATGTATGCAAGATTGGGGATATGTTTGGAATCCAAGGACGTATTCAGCCAGAGGATGGTATCACTTATGAGATCGTAGCCGAGCATGTTTCATTTATGAGGATTTAGGAGGACAGAAAAATGATCAATCGTGTGATAGAAATTGGGAGAATCACGAAAGACCCAGTATTACGCAAGACACCAAACGGTACATCCGTTGTATCTTTCACATTAGCAGTAAACAGGAATATCAAGAAAGAGGGGCAGCCTGAAGCAGACTTCATAAGCTGCGTTGCTTGGAACAAGGCGGCTGATTTCATGGCACAGTATGTCAAGAAAGGCACATTGTTAGGGGTTGAGGGCAGAATCCAAACCCGTAACTATGATGACAGGGACGGAAAGCGTGTGTATATCACGGAAGTAGTAGCAGATAGTGTGCAGTTCTTGGAAAGTAAAAAGAGCGATGAGAGTGCACAGAACGAAGCCACAGGGGCATATACACAAAACAACGAATACGCAGATTATGCGGCAGAGATACAAGATGATGATCTGCCTTTCTGATGAGGAGGAAACGAAGATGAATGAGAACAGTTTATTAGAATATTTCAACTACGTAGTTAGACAAGCAGATATGGCAAGAACGCATTCACAGAAGCATGATTTGAAGTTTAGAGAAAATTGCCAAAAGATTAGGGAGACTATCGAAAAGGCAACACCAAAAAAGCCTAATTGGATATATGATGATGAGCCTTTATGTCCTTACTGCGGTGAAGTGTTAGATGGAACAGAGGTACATTGTGATGAATGTGATCAGCGATTAGATTGGAGTGAATGGTAATGACTAAAGAAGAATGTGAGAAGGCACTAGAAACAATCGGTGACTGGCCGTTATGGGATTCGGAAAGAACAGAAAGCGGAATGTGGAAAGTTAAAGATGCCTCATGCGATGAATATAAAGTGATTGAAAAATTGATCAACGAACATTTCGATAACCCACCGTTATCCCTTGATGATCTAAAACCGGGTATATGGGTGTGGGATGACAAGCACGATTTCTATGATCAAATAATCTCATTGGGGGAATCCTCGCCTTCCTCTATTGAGACAGAGACATGGTTTACATCGTTTGAAGAAAACCGCTTTTACCGGCGAGAGAAGGAGGATACTGTATGATTAAATTCTGCCCCGACTTAACAACGCACGAGGAAGTGAAAGCGATGATGATAGGGCAAGGCGATTATACAATACCAATTCTTCGCGTTTGTATTAAAGAACAATGTGCGGCATATAAGGACGGGAAGTGCCTCAAGTACGATAATGAAGTAGAAACAAAGGAGGAACAGCAATGAAATGGATCCTACTAACAGCGGCATTCTTCGTAGTATGGCTATATGCAGCATTCAAGAGCGGAGGTGATGATCATGTTTGATCTTATCATCGCCCTATTGGCTGGTATAGACATAGGGATGGCGATAGCGTTGTATGTGTTGAGAGACAGAAAGGGTGATGACAATGTTTAATATAATGATTGGCGCATTGTGTGTAATTGGTTTTACGACTATATGCTTTCTCACAGGCAGAGCATATGAAAAAGTGAAAGGGAAAAATCATGATGATTGGGTTGAAACTACGATGATGGGCTTTTTGTGGATAGGCGCAGCAGCAAGTTTTATAATTATCTCTTATTTGATTGGGCGAGAGGTTGGCAGATGAAAGCGCCGGAGGAGTGATGGGGCAGATCTCGAGATGGTCCATCATGCTTAGAATGATCAAGAAAGGGGTGTAAGTGTGGATTGGCACAATGAAATTGTACCTAAAGAATATGACAGAGAAGAACAGATGAAAGAGCATATCAAAGAAGAATTAAAATGCTTTTATTTGTATCTTAGTATGTATCAAGAATTGGAGAAAGAGAAGATCCGAATAAAAAACAAACCAAGCAGGAGTGGCAGCGTTATTAAAGCGCCCGATAATCCACAAGCAAAAGAGGGCAAACAGCATTACAGAGCGCTTTCACTAGGGGAAATAGAAGCTATGCAAAAACCCTATGCTCAAAAGCTTGATGAAATAAGTAGGTGGTTAGACGTACTTACATATCCCCAATACAAGATAGCTTTGTCGTATATCATGAAACACCGCTGTGATAACGCAGAGAAAGTGAGGGAGGAAACAGGGTATGAAAAAGACACCATTTACAAATACACCAATAACATAATCACTAGAATTTTGAGCAAAATAAATAAAATTTTATAAAACTATCCAGTCGCTGGATAGGGGTTGACATGTTATAATGATACTGTGGATACGTGGGGATGAGATAGACAATCCCATGATCCGCATGCCTTTGATTCTTCTTAGGTATACATTCTTTCTCTTTTACAGAGCCGGTGAAAGTCCGGCAAACATGCCAGCAAGCCATAGTGGCGTACCTCCTTTGCAAAGATACATCAGTGCGATTCTGATACGCTGGCACCTTAATTTTGATCACCTTTAGTACCTGTATGGGCTAAGGATATTGGCAAGAACGGAGATGGAATATCCGGCGCTAAAGCGTTTGGCGGATAGATCCATTATGCGAATCCTAGGAAAGCATTGTCCGTTTAGCCTATGGGCGTGTTGGGGCTGCATAGGCAAAACAATTCAGGCCACGGACGTACAGACGTGTACTATAAGCCCAGCGCCGTTGTAAGCATCTGATCATGATCGGGTGCTTTTTAATTTGAAAGGACTGATTGATATGAAAGCGATTAAGAAACCGGTTGAAATAGAGTGCATGATACTAACAGAGGATAGTGTAAAAGAAGTTATGGAATGGTGTCCAACTTCTGAGCCTAGATACACGATATATGAATGTGACTTTATGGACGCCAATCAACATCAGTATCAACGTACATTTGACGGACTGGTGATTCACACATTAGAGGGTGACCATCTAGCAAGCGTCGGCGATTACATCATTAAAGGAGTACAAGGAGAGTTTTATCCTTGCAAACCGGATATATTCAAGAAAACGTATGAGATGGTAAATGATTAGCAATCCTGAATTACAGTGAACTGCTCATGATAAGGGATACGGAAGAAAACGTGCTTTTTTTTGATGATGAAAGGAAAGGTCCAGTATGAGAAAAATACTCTTTTATTACTATCGTATATGTAGTAAAATACATGTGAAAAGGATGGTAAAGAAAATGGGAGTATACAGCACAGTAAAAGAAACAATCAAAGACGCAGTATCAATAGCACAACAATCAGATAATATTCAACTATACAAAAGTATATTAGATGCGTATAATGCGGCTATTGAATTGATGGGCGAAAATGCAGAACTTAAGGAAAGAATTAAGGAGTTGGAAAAACAAAATGTTACCAGCGGAATGCTGGAATTCAACAATAACGCTTATTGGATAAAACAAGAAGATGGTGCTGTAGACGGTCCGTTTTGTTCTAGGTGCTGGGACGTAGATAAAACACTCGTTAGAATGCACGTTTCAACAACTGATAAGAAAGCTAAGTGTGCCAATTGCAAAAGCAAATTATATCGATGTGAATATAATGGCAAATGGACCATGCCAATGGAATAGAGCACCCAAGTGGTGCTTTTCTTTTACCCGGAAAGGAGTGTGATAGGATGCCTAAAAAGAAATCAGAAAACAGAATAAAAGCACATGATCTGTATGATCTTCACCACGGCAATATCACCAACCGGGAGATTGCCGAAAAGCTAGGCGTGAGTGAGAAATCAGTATCGGGGTGGAAGTCGTTGGATGGGTGGGAAAACAATCTTAGTACTAAGATAAAAAATGGCAAAAGTACTAAGATAAAACAGAGTACTAAGAAAAGTACTAAGATAAAGAAAAAAGGCGGGCAACCGGGCAATCAGAACGCTAAAGGAAAGAACCTGAAAAATCAAAATGCAAGAAAACATGGATTGTATTCCAAGTGGCTCCCGCCGGCAATCAATGAGATCATTAAGGAGATGCCCGAGGATCCGCTGGACATCATATGGTGCAATATAGAAATGCAGCTTGCTAACATCCTGCATTCACAGAAGATACTACATGTAGAAAACAAAGAGGAGTGGAGCAAACAAGTAAATACATTACAGGCTTATAGTCGCTCCATGGCTGATTTAGATAAGATGATACGATCATACTATGATATCCTAGACCGTCGCTCAGAGACCGCAAGTGACTATCAAAGAGAGCGTATTAGAATGTTGGAAGCGCAAAGGTATAAAATTGAAACTGAAAACGAACAGGAAGAAACACAGGAAGATGATGGATTCATTGATGCCATAAAAGGTGCTGACACAGGAGGCTGGACAGATGAGGAAATCTAAAGCGGTCTTTAAGTTTAAACCTTTCAGCAAGAAACAGGCAAAAGTCTTGAAATGGTGGTTAGATCCACAAGTTAGGGACATGGATGGTATTATAGCTGATGGTGCTATACGATCAGGTAAGACACTTGTAATGTCGCTATCGTTTGCGATATGGGCGATGTCAACCTTCACCAACCAAAACTTTGGCATGTGTGGTAAGACAATCGGATCTTTTAGGCGGAACGTATTAGTGATATTAAAGCTAATGCTATGGAGTCGTGGATATAAAGTAAAGGATCACCGAGCAGATAACTTACTTGTAATATCTAGGAATGGTGTGGAAAATTATTTTTATATCTTTGGTGGCAAGGATGAAAGTTCACAAGATTTGATACAAGGTATTACGTTAGCAGGGCTATTCTGTGATGAGGTTGCACTTATGCCGGAGTCCTTTGTGAATCAAGCCACAGGGCGATGCAGTGTTGACGGTTCTAAGTTTTGGTTTAACTGCAACCCTGCGGGACAATATCACTGGTTTAAGGTAAATTGGATCGATAAGCACAGAGAAAAGCACTTGATCTATTTACACTTTACCATGGATGACAATCTTAGCATGTCTGAGCGTGTAAAAGAACGCTACCGTTCCATGTACAGCGGCGTTTTTTATAAGCGCTATATCCTTGGGAAATGGGCTGTAGCGGAAGGTCTTATTTACGATATGTTTGATCAAAAAAGCCACGTCATACAGGAGATAAGCGATGACCTACTTCCTGAATACTATGTAAGTTGTGATTATGGTACGCAAAATGCTACCGTTTTTCTTTTGTGGCAGAAACGAGCAAAGGGAGATTGGCTATGTATCGATGAATATTATTATTCCGGCCGTGAAAAGCAAAAGCAAAAAACCGACAGTGAGTATGCTGATGATTTGGCTGATTTCTTAGATGGCAGAGAAATAGAAATGATTATTCTCGATCCGTCCGCAGCTTCCTTCAAGGCTGAATTGAAACGTCGTGGATATTACGTTAAAAAAGCAAAGAACGATGTAGAAAATGGTATCCGTTTTGTTGGTACATGTTTGATTGGTGGTAAGATTCAGTTTATGGATCGCTGTAAGAACACAATCAAAGAATTCTCCGGCTATGTATGGGATAGTAAAGCCACAGATCGGGGCGAGGATAAACCGGTAAAGGAAAATGATCACGCAATGGACGCAGTGAGATACTTCTGCTACACGATAATAAGCAAAGAGGTGAAATACAATGAGTATATTTGACAGACTGAAAAGAGGTGTACGAGCAATGAAAAATGAGATAAAGGACGATGGTATAACGCAGAACCTGATAGACAATAAGATCATGGCTTTTAAAGCAAGTGAGCAGTATCGTCTTGCCTTGATTGGCGAAAGGTATTATAAAGTGGATAACGATATTAAGGACCACAAGAATTATAAGATTGATAAGGCGACAAATAAAAAAGTAGAGGATATGAGCCAAGCCAATAACAGATATTCTCATGCACAATACAAAAACATGGTGGATGAAAAAATCTCTTATATGTTATCAAGGGAATATACTCTATCATGCGAGGATAAAAAGTATTTGAAAAAAGTACAAGAGACGTTAGGTACCCAATTCCCTTACAAAATGATGAAATTGGGGTATGAGGCTTCTAACAAAGGAATCGGATGGTTGCATCCATATATTGACGAAAAGGGAGATTTTAAGGTAATGGTGGTACCATATGAACGCTTTATTCCGATTTGGAAAGATAACGAACATGAGGAATTAACGGCTGGCATTTATTTTTATCCAGAAGTCTACTATGAGGGAGGCAAGAAAAAAGAGAAAACCCATGCGGAATATTGGAATAAGGATGGTGTAGTCTGCTATATCAAAAGCGATAAGTTTTTTGTTTTAGAAACATCGAAGAACTTCGACGAAGCAGGCGAAACTGTGAGCCATTTCCAAGGAAGAGATGGATGGTGTTCGTGGGGAAAGGTACCGTTTATTCCTTTTAAGAATAACTTTATTGAAGCGCCTGACATTAAGTTTGTAAAATCGCTGCTTGACGGATATGACAAAGCAAGGAGCGAGGCAGCGAATTATATTGATGATGTCCGCAATTTACTTTATGTAGTAAAGGGCTATGGCAAAGCAAAAGAGGAAGAGGTAAGAGAGAAGATACGCGGTCGTATTTTAATTGTCGACAACGATGAGGATGAAGATAACGGTGTAACAGCCATATCGCCGAGTACAGATCTTACCGCTATCATTGCACACTGTGAGCAGTTAAAGCGTGATATTATTGAATCAGGACAAGGAGTATTGAAAGACCTTGATAAATTTGGAAATTCACCATCCGGCGTTGCACTATCTTTCATGTATAGTGGTCTTGACCTGAAAACCAGCGCTATGTGTACGCATTTCACATTTGGAATCAATGAACTGATCTATTTTGTAAATGTGTATCTCAATGTTAAGAAAGTCCCTGATATCACAATTTCTTTTAATATGAACATGAAGATCAACGAAGCTGAAAACTTGGATAATTGCCAAAAGGCAAAAATGTTGGGATTGTCAGATGATACGTGGCTGAATAAGTGTTCATGGGTGGATGATGTGCAAAAGGAAATTGAATTCATGAAGGAAAATGAGCCTTACGCCGACAAGGTGCCCTTAGGTGGAAATGACGATGACGAAGAAGAATGAGCCATACCACAATAGTGAGTATTGGGAGGATCGCATCGCCAATGAGACATGGAAAACTTACAACAATATTGAAGAAAAAAACATGGATCTGCTTAGGGTGTATGAAAAGAGTTCACAGAATATCAAAAATGAACTGCTGGCGTTAGCGGAAAAGGCAGAAAGGGAAGGAGAACTTGGCAGAAGTGATCAATACCGTTTCAATAAACTGCTAGGACAGCAGGGCGAGATATTCAAAGAATGCGAGCGCTTGGGCAAGCAGATAGAGAAACATGCCGCAAAGAACATGATAGATGGTGGAAAAGAGATTTATCGTAATGTGATGACATCGCTCGGTGAATCTCAATTCCATATGCCTAATAAAAAAGTTATGGAGCGGATGCTGCGTTCACCATGGCATGGTTCTTTCTTTTCCGAGCGCTTATGGAAGAATATGGGGAAGTTAGAGCGGAACCTTAACGGAGTCATTAGCAATGGTGTATCTACCGGAAAGACAATCACAGAAATGGCAGTGCAGTTATCCAACATTATGCAAAGCTCATTTAATGATGCACATCGTCTTGTACGAACAGAAACGATAAACTACCTGAATCGCAGCGAATTGATGGCGTATAAAAAAGCAGGTATCAGCGAGGTGCAGTGGTGGGCGGCAGAGGATGAACGAACATGTCCTACTTGCGGCGCAAATCATGAAAGGAAATATTCGATTGACAAGGCACCAATATTGCCTTGTCATCCCGGATGTCGCTGTACATGGCTGCCGGTGATAGAAAGCACAAAAGATGAAGAGTATAGTCAAGTTTCTGTTGAAAACAGCAATAAAAGTGGTACAATAAAAGTGGAGCAGTATCACAACTTCTCCAGTGGCAAGAAGGTAAATGAATTTTTCTATTATGATGGTAAAGAACGAGGACGCACCGCACGAAAGGAGAGTTCTTACGAGAATTGGAAGCGCAGTTTGCCACAAGATTCACTCGATGCAATTAAGGCATATTCTATAAATGGATATGAAAGTTTGAATATGTATCTTAGGCGGCATGAGGGATGGCGAAATGTTGATGCAGAGAAAATGGAAGAATTTAAAAAAGACTTAAATTTTGCCATATCAATTTTTGAGTTAAAAGCGCCCATAAAAGTTTATAGGGGCGTATCGGAAGATGTGTTTAATGATATTGTGCAAAGTTCTGCATACTGTGATAAAGGCTTTGTAAGCACATCTCCTACGTTAGAATGCACTTATCTAAAAAACAAAGAGTATATATTGGATATGTATATTCCTAAAGGAAATGGCATCGGCGCATATATAAATGATTTATCAGTATTTAAAGATGAAGAGTATGAGTTTTTACTTAGGCCCGATATTGAATTCAGAATTATAGATTCGTATGAAGAACAAGGAAAAAGGCATATTAGATTGGAGATGATCGGAAATGAATAAATATGAAGAATTTATGCACGGAAGAACTAATCGTGAAGATAAGTTCACCACTAAAAAGGGTGATGTTATATTGAAAAAAGAAGAAGCAAAGCAAGAAGATGAAGGGAAGAAAAAAGATTAAGGCAGAATTAAATAATGGTTCTGCTTTTTTTAATGAAATGGGGTGATTAAAAGTGAATGACCCGCCGGATAACAGTAATTACGTGGAAATCCACGTTTTTATTTTACCCTTTCAGTCGGGTATAGGCTGACAATCCGAACCGCAAGCGAGCGGTATATAAGTGCTATGGAGGTAATTATGGAATGGATTAAAAGCATTTTAGAGAAACACATCGGTGAGGATGGGAAACTTGATCTTGACAGTGCAATTAAGGACATCAATAAGAAAGCACCTGAGCACATTGTGCCAAAGGATCAGTATAATTCCTTATCGGAATCAAACAAACAGCTGAAAGCAGATGTTCAAACACGCGATACTCAATTAGAAGAACTGAAAAAAGCAGGTTCTGTGGATGATCTGAAAAAGCAGCTGAACGAAGCACAGGAAGCCAACAAGAAAGCTCAAAAAGAATATGATGAAAAAATCGCTGATATGAAATTCAATACAGCGATTGAAAAGGCATTGGCGGCTGCGCTTCATCCTGATCTGATCGCAAAGCAGATTGACAAGAGCAAATTGAAACTTAACAAGGATGATACAGTTGATGGATTAGAAGAACAGGTGAAAACATTGAAAGAGACATACAAGGATATGTTTAAACCCGATAAGAAGGGAAATACACCACCTAATCCGGAAGGAACACCCAATGTGATCACCAAAGAGCAATTTGACAGAATGAAGTATGCGGAAAGATTTAAGATTTACAATGAAAACAGAGCGCTCTATGAGCAATTAGCAGGAGGTAATGAAAATGGCTAATGAAATGACGAAAATGGCGGATTTAATCAATCCCGAAGTAATGGCCGGAATGATTTCGGCAAAACTGGACACCAAGTTACAGTTTAAACCTTTGGCAAAGGTAGATCGCACTTTAGAGGGCATACCGGGAAATTCCATCACCGTACCGAAATATGGTTATATCGGCGATGCGGAAGAAGTGGCAGAAGGTGTAAAAATGGGTACTGCCAAGCTGCGTGCTTCTACTACTAAATTTACGATCAAGAAGATCGGCAAGGCAGTGACCATTACGGATGAGGCTGTGCTTTCTGGATATGGTGATCCTGTGGATGAAGCGGCGAATCAACTGACGATGGCGATTGCATCCAAGATCGACAATGACTGTGCAGAGGCGGCACAAAAAGCAAAGCTGGTGCAGGATGAATCTTCTCACATCATTGATTATAACGGTGTAGTGAATGCGGTTGACATGTTCAATGAGGAAACACAGAGCGCAAAGGTTTTGTTTATCCACTCTAAGCAGTTGACACAGGTCCGCAAGAATCCGGATTTCTTGGATAAGAATAAGTATCCCATGGATTTGATGATGAAAGGTGCGATTGGTATGATCGCAGGTTGTGAGGTTGTTGTCTCCAATCGAGTAAAGGAAACGTCTGGGGTGTATTCTAACCCTATTATCAAACTGACGCAGGATGATGAGACGGAGGACGCAGCACCAGCACTTACTATTTTCTTGAAACGCGATATCATGGTTGAGAACACACGTGATGCACTGGCAGGAACAAACACGCCTTCTGCCAACGAGCATTATGGTGTTGCGTTGACCAACGAATCCAAAGTTGTGGTTGTCAAGTTTAAGGCAGCCGAAGCAGTGGCAGGCATAGAAGATCAGGGAGCGTAACGCTCCCTTGATTGCTTCTTAAGGGAGTGATACCATGAATAAAGTAGAAATCGCAGAAATGGTTAGAACAAAGATACAAAACAGACCGGATATGCGATATGTTGATAACCTCTTTTTGGATGATACGATAGAGGATGCAATCAACGATGCACTTACCTATATCAATGCCAATGATGAAAATGACCTTTCAGAAAGTATTGTTACACCAATCAAAGATCTTTGTGTGATACGTCTGAATCTTGTCGGAAGCGAGGGATTGACTTCCAGTAATAAAGCTGGAACCAGTGAAAGCTATCTTGACAATATCCCAAAAGCGATCAGAAAGAAGCTACAGAAATATCGAGGCTTGCCATGAGCATCTATACGGATATGATCCCGGTAACCTTGCTTTGTGATCATCCGATAGAAAGTGAAAGCGGCGCTCTTATTGAAAATTATGAAGCGGTGGAGGAAATATCAGCCGCTTTATATAAAAACGACTCGTTTCGATCTGTTCAAAGTGCTGCGTATGAGCAAAGCACCCATAATGCATTGACTTTTTACAAAGGGTTTGAAGAACACAAGAAGTATCGTCTTCTGATCGGTAATACCTTAATGGAAGTTACCTATTTCAATACGGCAGGACGGTGGACTGTCCTTTTACTAAAGGAAATTAGTTATGGATGAGCAAAGGGATTTTGAAAGATCGCTTGAAGATGCGACCTTGGAAATCATAAAAGAGGTGGCTAAGAACATGGAAAAAGCTTGTCTTATGGTGGAGAGCGATGCGAAAAAGAATGTCCCTGTGGATCAAGGTATATTGCGTGCTTCCATTACTCATGATGTTACTTTTAACGAGCATGAGATTGTTGGCAGTGTTTTCAGCAATCTTGATTATGCTCCTTATGTAGAAAAGGGAACCGGCATATATGCACAAGATGGCAATGGACGTAAAACACCGTGGAACTGGGGCAATAAAGGATCTAAAAAATGGGGAGGCCGTAAGAACTGGCAAGGCTCGCGACCACATCCATTTTTAGAACCCGCAAGGGAGGCAAACAAGGACAAGATCGCTAAGATATTGGCAGGTAAAAACAAATGATAGAGAGTACATATAAAAAACTGATTGAACAGATAACCGGGTTAAAAGCAAGTCCCTCATTTTCTGTTGGACCGTTTCCAGCGATTGCCTATAAGGTGACACCAGTAGAGGGTGGTGTTGTAAAAAGCGATCAGTTGGAAGTCAGAATCATGGGCAAGGCGTTTGATGAATTGGCAAAATATAGGGATAGCATCATAAAGGCATTAGATATGGAGCAAAGCTTACCATCGCTGCTAATTGATAACGTAGTGCTACGTAGTAGATTAGCTGGAGGCGGATGGCTGTTTAACACAGAAACACAAATGTGGGAATTATACCCAATCTTTATTACAAAATGGAGGTATGAAAATGAACAATAAAGATGAGATCATCATGGGTGCCGGAGAGGTATACATGATGAAGTATATAGGCGGTGAAATTCCGTCTCATGAAGAGATTGAAACGACAGAAAACAATGTAGGGCATTGTCAAGGAGGTTTCTCCATTGATTATAAGCCAGAGGTATACGACGTAAAGAACCAGTACAACAAAATTGTGCGCCGCTTTATTATTGGACAAGAAATTACGACTAAGACCGGCATCCTTACTTGGGATTTGAAACGTCTTGAAATGCTTTCTACAGCAAAATATATGGTAGATGCGGTTAAGAAAATCCGCAAGTTGGTATTTGGCGGAGATAATCCACTGGCAACCGTATTAGTCCGCTTCGTGCATACAAAAGAAAACGGAAAGAAAGTGCGCTGGACAACGATCGCACAGGGCGGCAATGGTTTTGCCTTGGAGTTTAGCGGAGAAAAAGAGTTGACGGTAGACGCGGAACTGGCATCCATCGAGAAAAACAAAGGATGGCTTGGTGAATTTGAGGAAGAACTGACAGAGGCTGAATTGGCTGAATTGACAGGGAGCGAAACGCCGGGCGGCAATGATGAGCAGGGTATAGGAGAGACACCCGATGCAGGAAAAACACCTAATCCTGATGATACACAAGAAGGAGGAGAAGCATAATGAAGCCGATTGATTTGTCTGCATATGCGATTCGCAGTGTTGATTTTTTGATTAACGGTAATTTGGTTAAATGCCCTGAATTGAGTTATAAAGACTTGCGTCGTATCAATGAATATGAGCAAAATAAAGACTCCACTCACGATGATGAACTTGAAATCGTTACATGGCTTTTAAATCGTAATACATCAGGAAAGAAGTTTAAGGAAAGTGATGTGGAAGAGTTACCTGCTGGAGCAGTAGCGCGTATCTATCAAGAGATCATCATGCTACATCATAAGGCATTGACTGACCCAAACTAGCAATCCCACTCCCTTCTGATGAAAAAGTACGATCGGCAATTATTGAGAAATACTTCGAGAGGGAGGAGTGGGAGAGTAATTACGGTGCTTCCAGCGGCGAGATAAAGGCGATTAGCGATTATTCAAGACTATCATTTAATGAGGTCATGGATCTTCCTATGAGCCTTTTTCTTTTATTGCGAAAGGATGCATGGCTTTATAACAATATGCAGAGTGAAAAGGGAAAAGAATTTTTGAAAGCATTGTGGAGGCTAAGACAGACAGAGCCAGATTATGATGCGATTCATAAATTCCAGAATCGAGGTGAAGGGTAATGTCTTTGTTAGGTGGTATAGAAATTGCACCTTTAAAAGTACAGATAAAAACTGATATCAAAAGTTTTAAATCTGATATGGAAAAGGTAAAAGTAGAGGCTGTATCAAAAGCAAAAGAAATCTCTAAACAAATGGAATCTACGATCAAGGTTGGGGAGAAGATGAGCAAACTGGGCGGTACAATGGCAAAGGCATTGACCTTGCCTATTGTGGGAGCCGGGACTGCCATCACAAAAATGGCAATGGATTATGAGACGTCCTTTGCAAAAGTGTCTACTTTGCTTGATAAAAATGTTGTAGATTATGACAAATATAAAAATGACCTGTTGAATGCTTCCAGCGAATCCAAGGTGGCGGTGGATGAATTTTCAGAAGCTGTATACAGCAGCATATCTGCCGGTGTGGATCAAAGGAAGGCAATCAAGTTTACAACCGATGCGATGAAACTGGCCAAGGGCGGGTTTACTGATGGAGCAAAAGCAGTCGATGTCATGACTACAGCGATTAACGGTTACAGTTTGTCAGCAGATGATGCAACGAAAATATCGGATATGCTGATTACAACGCAAAACCTTGGTAAAACGACCGTTGATGAATTGGCGGCCAGCATGGGAAAGGTCATTCCAATCGCTTCCAGTGTGAATTTCGGAATGGATGAATTGTCTGCTTCTTACGCCCAATTAACCAAAAACGGTATTGCTACTGCAGAGGCAGGAACTTATTTGAAATCAATGCTTTCGGAATTGGGGAAATCAGGATCTGAAGCCGATAAGGCTTTAAGAGAACTGACAGGAAAAGGATTTGCGGATTTAAAAAAGGAAGGGATATCTACTTCAGAAATACTGAATATGCTTAGCAGTTATGCAGAGGAAAACGGTAAAACAATCAAAGATATGTTTGGATCTGTGGAAGCCGGCTCGGCAGCCTTAGTGCTGGGACGAAAAGAAGGAACGGAATACAATGAAATGCTTAGTGCTATGCAAAAAAGTGCAGGAGCTACGCAAGAAGCCTTTGACAAGATGGATGCGACACCTGCAGAAAAATTAAAGGGTGCGCTGAATGAACTGAAAAACAGCGGTATTAAATTGGGTGCAAAGCTTATTCCTGTTGTAACGAAAATTGCTGATAAGATTAGTGATCTTGTGGATTGGTTTAATGAGCTTTCTCCGGCGCAGCAGGAAAGTATTCTGAAAATGGGTGCCATGGTTGCGGCGGCCGGACCTTTACTTAAGATTACTGGAAACTTGGTCAGTGGGTATGGAAAGTTAAAGTCCTCATTAGCGGGTGCGAATACATTGCTTACCAAAGGACTTCCATTGGTGGGTAAACTGGGAAGCAGTTTAGCATCTCATCCGGGGATTATTGGCAAAGTAGGAGGAGCCTTAACAAAATTAATCCCCTCCGCAGCAAGCGCTGGAACTGCGTTGACAGGTGTTGCACAAACAGCAACAGCGGCCGGAGGAGCGGCTGCTAGTGCTGGAGGAGCAGCAGGTATTGGCGCTATGATCTCATCATTGGGCAGTGCTGCTGTAGCGGCGGCTCCATTTGTAGCGGCTGGTGCTGCAATTACGGCTGCCGGATATGGGATTTACAAATGCTTAAGCGCTGATGTAATACCTGAGGTCGATTTGTTTAAGGATAAAGTAATTACCACATATGATGAGACTACAGGTAAGATGGAGCAGACAACTATTAAGATTAGCGAGGAAACCCAAAAACAGGTACAGGCATATATGGATCTGTCTGATAGTGCTCAACAGGAATCCATGAATATGTATACCGGCATTACCGAGATAACCGATACCAGTATAGCCTCGATCACAAGTAAAGTGAATGAGATGTCTCAATCAATCATTACAGCATCCAACACACAACGTGATGAGGTTATCAAAGGGTATCAAGATATGTTTGCTAATACAACCGTTCTAACAGCAGAGGAACAAAAGGAAATTATGGCTAGCGTGAACAAGGGTTATGATGAACGTATTGCAAAGACAACCGAACTGAGGGATGAACTGACAAATCTCTATCAGCAAATAGCAGATAATGGCGGAACAATTACTAAGAGCCAACAAGAGCGCATTGATCAAATCTATGAGGAAATGAAAGAGCAGGCTGTACAAGCGATGGCTGAAAACGAAGCAGAGCAGAATGTCATCCTTAATAGACTATCGGGAAGCAATGAGCGTGTAACAGCGGAGATGGTTGGCAATACAATTCAGCAGATGAATGAATTACGTGATAAGTCTATTCAAAGTGCAGCAGAAAAAAGGGATGCCCTTGTGCTGGAGGCTGAAAAGTTGAAAACTCTTGAAGGCGGAAAATACAAGGAAAAGGCAGAAGAAATTATCAAAGCCGCAAATGAGGAATACGAAGGATCAGTCGCAGCTGCGGAGAAATTAAGAACAGAGGGAATTGATAAGCTCATGTCCGCGCATCAAGAAATGGCAGACGAGATTTCTATTAATACTGGCGAGGTAGTGAACTGGTGGGAAAAAATGACCGGAGCATACGAAAAATGGCAACCGCAGCCCAAAAATATAAGTGTCAAGTTTTCTGCGATTGGTGTGGAAGATGTGAAAAATGCAATTTCCAGTGTTTCCAGTAGGCTCCAATCAGGGGGATTTCATTATAACGGATTGGATTACGTGCCTTTTGATGGATACAACGCCCGTTTGCATGAAGGCGAGCGTGTTCTTACTAAGAAGGAGAATGAAACATACACGAAGCAACAATCAAAAGGAGAAAAGAGCCGTATAACATTAAATGTAAACAGCCCTAAGTATTTGAGCCCTAGTGAAACGGCAGAAAGGATAAGGGTTATGATGCAGGAATTGGCTTTGGAGGTGTAATATGGAAGTTATACTAAACAATGGTAATTTACAGGTACCTATCACAAACGGTGCTCCGATCGTATTACAGAATTTTGATACTTCTGTTGAAGTTGAATATTATGAATCGAAAGGGATCAATCAGGATGGCGTCAGCTGCGAAGGGCACACTTTAAGCAGCAGATCAATCACGATTGAATGCACCATATGTGCCTCATCTAAAAATGAGTTATCACTTCTTAAGCATAAAGTTATATCGATTATGAATCCCAAAAAAACAATAACGTTGTTATACTCAGATCAAGCGAACAAGACGATCAAAGTTGCACCGATCAAGCTCCCTTACTTTTCCTATGTAGGGGAGCTGATTTGTAAATGCTTGCTTAGTTTTACGTGCTTTGATCCTTATTGGTACGATGCCAAAAGCATCCAAACCGACATAGCCAAATGGGTGCAAGGCTTTTTCTTTCCATGTGAATTTCCAGAGGATGGTATAGAACTTGGTTATCGTAGTCATGATCGAATTGTAAATGTAATCAATGACGGTGATTGTAATTGCGATCTTTTGATAAGATTGAAAGCGAAGGGCAATGTAGTCAATCCTTCTGTAATGAATACCAACACAAATGAAACGATGCTGCTGAACACCACCATGAGGAATGGGGAAGTCATAGAAATTTGCGGCGAATATGGTAATAAGTATATCAAAAGTACGATAAACGGCGTCACTGTTTCTGCGTGGGCAAAAAAAGATGCCAGCTCCATATTTTTCCCGTTGTATTGCGGAGATAATCCGATCCGTTTTGATGCTTCTGAAAATGTAAACAGTCTTGATGTAACAATTTATTACAAGCAAAAGTATTTAGAGGTGTAATAAATGATTATAGAAATATTAAACAAGAACTTAGAGGCAATCGGAGCAATCGAGAAAATAACGTCGTTACAGTGGCAGAGGAGATATATTGAATGCGGTGAATTTGAAATCCATGTTCCCTTATCAATGGAATATCTTGAAATGCTACAAGTAGGGCATTATGTTGTTTTAAGATACAAGGATGAAACAGGAATGATTTTGTATCGTCAGCTATCACAAAATGATAGCGGACAAGAAACCATTGTCGTAAGGGGCAAAGTGGTAAAGGAATTACTTAAGCGCAGGATTATATGGGGGACAGAATATCTAAAAGGAACTGCAGGAGCAATGTTTTTTAAGATTATCACCAACCACTGTATTGATCCAATAGATGTGAAAAGGAAAATAACTAACATATCATGTTCCATATTGGCACAAGGAAAAGAAATTCAGCTTCAAACTTCCTATGCCAATCTAATGGAGGAGTGTGAAAAGATATGTTTGCTTGGTGATATAGGGTATCGTGCAGAATATGACCATTTGCACAAAGGTTTTGTTTTTACAACATACCAAGGAAAGAACAGATCCATTAATCAATCTGAAAATGATCCTATTGTGTTTTCGGATGAATATGAGAACGTTAGCAATCAATCTTATATATATTCTGTAATGAACTATGCCAATGTTGTTTTAACTGCCGGTATCGGAGAAGGCAAAGACAGAAAGACAACGCAAATAGGGAATGCCTCTGGTGTTGAAAGATATGAAATATTTGATGATCAAAGAGGGCTTACCAATATGAAAGAAGATGGTACAAGTGAGTACAGTGATGATGAATATTGTGAATTATTAAAAAGCAGCGGTCAATCTGTTCTCAATGACCATTTAATCGTTGAGCAATACACATTTAAGAATGCGCAAAAGAGTAATTATCAGTACTTGCAAGATTATGACCTTGGAGACACAGTGACCTGTGTTAAAAGTAACTGGGGCATTTCTATTGATACGCAAATTATAGGTGTCAATGAAATATATGAGCAATCAGGAATGGAAATTGACCTTGTGTTCGGAAATGAACTTCCTACATTGATGAAAAAAATAAAAAAATTGAGGTGATCACATGGAAAAATCAATGTTTTTTAATTCTGTGGATAGAGACAGACTGTACAATGCTGATGATTTATGTTTATACCTATCGTCATTGTTTGAATCCGGAGTGTTAAAGCGTGATGATGGAACATTGGATGTGACAGCCGGGGATGGTATGCAGATCGTAGTAAGCCCGGGATATGCTTTTATAGACGGACATTTATATGTAAACGATGAAAGCAAGGTTATTGACTTGGATGGGGCAGATGGTATTTATGATCGCATAGACAGTGTCGTGGTAAGGATGGATCGATCTTTGCGGCAAATTACCGTTGAATTAAAGAAAGGGCAAAATGCAAGCAAGGCACAAGTTCCCGCCATTAACAGAGACGGTGACCTATACGAATTACAAATATGCTATATCGAAGTAAGCAAGGGCATTGCAAGAATAGAACAGTCCATGATTGTCGATACAAGAAGTGATACAACGGTTTGTGGTTATGTAATCAATAATGCGGAAGAAGGAGAACGTCTGCAAAAACAAATTGATCAAATGAAAACAGATAACCCGTTGTTGATCACTTCTTATGCAGATGGTTTGTTAAAATTTTGGAGGGATAGAGCCAAACAAGAAAACGCTTATATTGACGGAAACGATGTGATGGTTGATACTGGTACATCGGTAGCAAAGATTATTGATGATTTAATAACCGGAGCAAAAACAGTTGAAAAATCGAATGATGCAAAATGTGCAAAAAGTGGTTTTGATATCGGTTCAACAGAAGCACCTAACCGAATGCTTAGATTATTCACAGGTCATGATGGATCTTATTACCGAATCCATGCATGGTATACGGGAGATCCGGCAAAGGATTGTTTATGGTTGGAATTGGTCGATAAGAACGGAAACATAATCGGTACACCATTTAAAATTATTGATGGTGAAGGAACCATAGATAGAGCCTTGGCAGTGCCATGGAGCGGTGTCACCGGAAAACCGGAGAGTTTTCCGCCATCTTCCCATAATCACGATGATAAATATCTTACCGAAGCAAAGGCCATAGATAAATTAAAAGACTACATTACCAAAGAAGGCAGTGGATTATTGGTAAGACCCGCCACTGCGGCAAACACATTAACTCATACATCTGATGGAACAAAAAATGGACTGATTGAAGTTGCGGATACATACAACGGTGACACGGCAAACTGTCCGTATGATCCTTTTATGGGGCTTAAGATCCAATACAATGTATCCAATTCGATATCCTTTGTGTTGCTGTATGAAGTTTCACCAAATCCCGGTAATGTGTGGCTGAAAGTTCATAATTCAAACTGGAGGTCGTGGGTGTGTATTTCAGGGCGTAAACAATTATGGACCGGTAGTATCGGTGAAGGGGATCAAGTGGAATTGAATGCCTATCCGAGTTATTTTCGCAGATTGGAATTATACGTGGATATATTAGAAACACCTATTACTGTACCCTACAATGAATACAGTGAATCTATCTATGGCGGGTTGTCATGGAAAGGTGACGGCGATAACTTTATTCAAACAGCCGGACAATTCATCATCAACGAAAAACAGTTGACGATAGCGAAACTGGGTAAGAAGAATTTGTCAAGTGGTGTGTATACTTCTGGAGTGAAGCTGTTGCGTGTTGTTGGTGTATCATAGGAGGATCGAATATGAGCAAAGCAAATAAAAGTGCTGTTGTAGAACAGGAAGAAAAGATAACGGCTAAGATCAAGCTGGATGAAGGCGGGCGCTGTGAATCTGTAAATGGTGTCTATTCAGATGATGATACTGTCATTGAAAGAACATTTGACAGTGAAGCAGAAGCGTTTGCCTTCTTCCAGCATGCACAGGATTATGTGTACAAAAAAGGAAAGTGGATCGAGGATCCGTTGCCTGAACCTGAACCGGAAGCATCACCGTTGGAGATACTGCAGGAAGAAAACAAACTGCTAAAGGCACAAGTAAAGTCGCTGGAAGAAACACAGGAGTTTCTAAGTGACTGCCTGATCGAGATGTCAAGCGTTGTGTATGCTGAGTAGGATCTTGGTATGGTTGTTATATGGTGAAGGAGGTGAGGACATGATGGCAATGTTATGGGCGCAGAAAATTATGTTTGGCAAGAAAACATATGCGGATGTACCTGCAAAACTGAAAGAGCAGGTAAAGGAAATCCTGATTGAATCAGGTCTTGAAGAATTGGCGGCATAGGCCGCCTTTTCTTTTACAAACAAAGAAAGCGAGGACAAACAAAATGAAAAAGTATGATTTAAAGCAGTGGTTAAAAGCAGCAGGAGTGAGAGCCATTAAAACGATGGCACAGACAGCAGTGGGCCTGATTGGCACATCGCTAGTGATGAGTGATGTCAGTTGGCAAGTAGTGGCATCTGCTTCTTTATTAGCAGGTATTACCTCTATGCTTATGTCTGTGGCTGGATTGCCGGAGTTGGATCAACAGGAGTAAGGCTATGGATTATTATGCAATTATAGGTATGGTTGTGATTGCCCTTATTGCGATTTTGGGAGTATATCATGCTGTAAAAACCAATACCGAAAAAAGTATTGAGCCTATCCATGAGTTGAATGTTGCTAT